TCGAAAACGCGGGCCGCCAGGTCGCCGACGTTGGAAAGGCGGCTGCGGAACCCGTCGCCGAACCCGTCGCCAGCGCCCTCACCCAGTCGGAAACCCTCGCCAAAGAAGTCCGGCCGCAGCGAACGGAACCGGCCAGGATCGGCCTGCGCGGACCGCTGGAACCCGTCGGTGAACCCTTCGCCTGCACCGGCGCCCAAGGCGCGGCCGTCAGTGACGAACCGGCCCCGCTCGTCGCGCAGCCGCCCGTTGATGTCCCGGGTGAGCCGCTCGCCGAACTCGTTGGTGAACCCGTCGCCGGCCGCGGCGCCGAGCCGTTCGCCTTCGGCGGTGAACCCGGACCGCTCGCCGCGCATCTGCCCCTGGGCGTCGCGGGAGAAAGCGCGGCCGAAGTCGTTGCCGGCGTCCGACCCGGCGCCGTCGAACCCCTTGCGCACGTCGTCGCGCACACCGGTGGTGTCCGCGCGGACACGGACGAACGCTTCAGCGAGGGCAGCCAACTCGACCCCCTCGCCTGGCGTTATGCAGTTATCCGGCCATGAGCCGAGCGATCAACCGCCTGCGCTCTTCTCGGTCCTCACGAACCGGAACAACCGCAAACACGGCATCGAAATCGGCGTGCGGATCCGGCTCGACCTGCTGCTTGTCGACGCCGGCCAACGTGAAAAGCGCTGTGGTGCGCCGCAGATCAGAGCGCCACTCGATCCACAGGGCGTGCAGGACATCAAGCAGGTCAGGCAGCGGCAGGTCACTCAGCCGTAGGACACCAGATGCCTCTCCGGCTCCGGCTGCACCGGCACCTGCGCGACGGTGGCCCGCGAGAAGGAAACGACCGTCGCAGTAGCCGGGGCGTTCGGCGGCCCATCGGAGGAGTCCGAGGGCCTGCCGGTAGGGCGGTTCCCCGCCTCCTCCATGAGGTCGCCGATGATGGCCACCAGCGTCTCGTCGTCCGTGCCGTGTTTGCGGCAGTGGGTGCGGAACCGCCGGTAGGTGTTCTCGCCGAGCACCATCAGGAAGACTTCCGCGATGATCGACGCGCCTTCCGGGCTTTGCGAGTCGACACCCATGGCGGCGAGGCGGGCGAACTCCGACAGGTCGATGAGGCTGACGGAGCCCTCGTTTTCGAAGACGACGCCGTCGAGCTCGAAGGAGAAGTCGAACCCCTCAGTGTTCTTCTTGCGTCCGGGCGAGGTGTAGGAGCGTCGGGCCATCAGGCAGCCCTCGCGACGTCGAGGATCGCCTTGAACGCCTTGGCCGCGGCGGGCTTCTCCAGCTTGAAGCTGCAGGAGATGGTGGCCTTGGCCGCGCCCTTCTGCCTCGACATTTCCATGCCGCCGACCTGCAGGCACTTGCGGTACACCCACCGCTCAGTAGCGTCCTCGGACTCCCAGCCGAGCATCGTCCTGACTTCCTCCCCGAGGTCCGGCGGTTCGAACGTGACGATGCCCGCCCCGGCAGTGATCGTGCCGCCGTTGAGCGCGGTCTTCAGGTTCCGGGCAGTGATCTCGGCGAGGGCGAAGTCGAGGTTCATTTCCCGGCTGGTGAGGGCGACCGCGACGGGGTCGAGCTCCTCGGCGACCTCGACGTTCTCGGAGTCCACCGAGTAGTTGAACGTTGACCCCTCGGTGGTGTAGCCGAGCGGAATCCAGTTCGAGCTGACGCTCGCCCACGGGGTCGTGAGATCGGCGGGCTCCGAGGTGCCGAGCACCGCGATGTACAGCTTGCCGGGGCCAAGCGCGAGCGCTCCCGGGTTTCCACGCGCCATCAGGCGTCACCTTCCTTGCTGCTGGTGGCCTGGCCGGGCGCGGTCTCAGGCTCGATCTGGGGGGCGGCGGCCGGGCGAACCTTGTCGGCCCACCCGTACTTCTCGACGTGCTCGGCCGGCACCCGGTCGCCGACGTTGAAGGCGCGGCTGAACTGGTCATCGATGAACAGCGGCCGGGTCGCGATGTAGTACGGCGGGCTGGACTCGTCCGCGGCGGGCCGTGTCTCGACCGTCGACGTGGCGGTGGCGTTGTCGGCCAGGGCGACTTCCCGGACGGCCTGCGGGCCGACCGGCGGGTCTTCCTTCGCCGGGGTGGAGGGTTCCTTACGGCTCATCAGGCGACCTTGAAGACGCCGACGCTCAGGTCGGTGACCGCGCTGTAGGTGATGGACGCCTGCCCGTCCGCGCCCGCGTACCGGCGTCCCAGGGGGATCTTCCAGCGTTCCCCGGCGGGCACGGTGACGGGCCTGTCGGCGATGGCGAGCCCGTCGACGGTGCCCGGCGTGACGATCGTCACGGTCTTCGACGCGTCGTCTTCGTTGAACACCTCCAGGAACACGCCGTCGCCGGGGGTCGCCGTGTCGCCGCCTCCGGCCGCGGGGGTGAGGGCGGATGCGGAGCCGCCAAGCACCAGCACCTGCGTGGTCAATGCCGCCATCAGAAAGTCCTTCCAGGTCAGCGGTAAAAAGGGGTCAGAGCACGTAGAAGGAGGCATCCACGACGTAGTGGTACTGCTCCCGGTCGCTGTCGTGGTTGTCGACCAGCAGCGGCCCGGCCAGGTCATCAGCGATCAGGCACCGCGCCTCACCCATGGCCGCGGGGGTGCCGCGCAGGGCGTCGACGGCGTTGGCGTAGGCGACGGCGGCGATCTCCGCGGCTTCGTCGGTGCCGGCGAAGATGGACGCTGAGATGCGGGGGCTGTCGATGGTGTCCTCGGCGACCAGATCCCCGGCGCGGCCGATGCGGGACAGCAGGGCGTAGGCGCCGTGGCCGGGTGAGCGGGGGTGCTGGCGGAAAGCGCCGAGCGCGAGGGGACGTCCGGCGCCGACGAGGGTGTCGAGGCTGTTGACCCAGGCTCGGACGGCGGTGACGGCGACGACGTACGGCATCAGGCGCCCCGCAGGTCTTCGAGCGCGGACCGCAGGTGTGGTTGCGGCGAGGTGCCGGGGTGGTTGACCTTCTTCGCGAAGCGGACTTTGCCGTCGGAGCCGACCCAGCGCAGCCAGCCGCCCGGCTTCTTCGGGCGGATCACGTGCGGGCGGGTGCCGACCTCGACGAACAGGCCGTACGGCTCGCCCTGCGGGGTGCGGGCCGGGGAGGCGATGTCGACGTATAGGCCGAGCGCGTCCCGCCCCATCTGCCACCCGATCTTGGAGCGGAGGTAGCCGGACGGCCGACCGCCGGACCCGCGAGGTGAGACCGGCGCACGGCGCTTCGCCCCTTGGGTGACGATCTCCCCGTAGCGGGCCATCCGCCGGCCGACCGGCCCGTCGGGGCCGTGCAGCAGTTCGTCGAGCTCGCGCTCGTTGAAGCGGATGTCGATCCCACGCCCGCCAGCAGCCACCGGGCACCTCCTCTACAGGGGGTAGTCGCCGGGCCAAGCGGGGGCGGGCATGCTCCACACCGGAAGCAGAGACCCCCCGGAGCCGGGCGAACCTGCGTCGCTCACCGCTTCCACCAGGCGGGCGAGCGCGTCTTTGGCGCGCTGATCGAGGCGCTCGGACACGTCGACGTCGGCGTCCCGGTCGGGGTAGGCGAGTTCGATGTCGGCGGCGGCCCGCAGCGCGGCCGCTTTCTGCGCGAGCACCCGCAGATAGGTGGGGGCCTCAGGCACCCGTCCGGCGACAGCGCCGAGCACCTCCGACACCGCGGAGTCGATGAACCGGGCCGCCTGCTCCCCTGTGGGGGTGGTGGCCTGGTTGAACGTCATCGACAGGGTGTCGTCGCCGGGCGGGGCGTTGGTGGGGCGGGTGCGGGTGGGAATGTGGTCGGCGACTTCCTCCAGGCTCGGCGCCCACGGCTCAGCCACGATCCCCTCCTATTCGGTTGTGGTGGTCTGGCCCGGGGCGGAAGAGGTGCCCCGGGCCAGACCACGCCTTACTGCTGGGCGCCGCTCTTGAGGAAGCGGGCCTGCAGCTCCTTGAGGGTGAGCGCGTCCAGCTCGGCCCGGTCGCCGCCCTGGGCGACGCCGTAGTCGACGAGCTCGGCCTTCGACGAGCGGGCGTTGACCGTGGTGGGCTTCTGGTCCGAGGCGGGCGGCTTCTGCTCGGCCGGAGCGGCGGACTCCTTCGAGCCGCCGACCTCCTCGATGAGCTTCACCGACAGCAGATGCTTGATCCGGTCGGCGGGCACGCTCGGCGGCAGGATCGCGTCCTGGTGGAACATCGCCAGCGTGGACCCGTTCGGGCCGTCGATCGGGACGTTCGCAACGAGTGCGCCGATCACCTGATACCGCTTCGACATGTGGGTCTCCTAGTCGATCGTGTCGACGATGCGGATGGCGGCGCCCGGTTCCATGACGACGGGCACGGTGATGCGGCGACCCCACAGGTCCCACGCGTCGTTTTGCGGGACCCTGGCCGATTGCACCTGAACGGCCATCTCATCGACGGTGTAGCCCGGGTCGGCGTCACTCTCGTCGGCCATGCCGCCGAGTTCCTTGGAGTCCAGCACCCACACGTCGTTGCTGGGCAGCCGAGAGGCGGGGGCGACCACGACCGTCAGGCCGTCGATGGTGTCGATCGTGCCGGAGTAGATCGGGTTGTCGGTGGACTCCCGGCGACGCATCGCGGCGACCTTCTCGTCGGAGGCGACGAGCGCGTACATGGTGCTGGACATCAGAATCGTGTCCGGCTGATACCCCATGTCGAGGTCGATGATGGCGGCCTTAGCGACCTCGATCGTGCGCAGGATCTGCGGGGTGGTGCCGTTCCAGGCGCCGCCGTAGGTATCGGCGTCGACGGTGGCGACGACGGCGGAGGCAACGGCGGCGATCGCCACCGCGTCCACCTTGCTCACCACCGTGTTGACGACCTTGCGCAGCGCGCGGTCCACCTCGTCGCCGGGGCGGACGTGCCGCTTGATGCGTTCGTCGGTGAGGCGGGTGGACTGGCCCCACTTGGTGACGGCGGCCAGGGCGGCGGCACCGTCGGCGGTGACGGCACGCGGATACTCGCTACCGGGGGCGACCGCCTCGACAGGGCGGGCGTTCACGATCGGTTCGCTGACCTCGTAGAGGACGGCGCCGCCGCTGCTGCGCAGTCTCTGGGTGAGGATCCGGTCGGCGACGAACCTCATGTCGGCCAGCGTCCGCAAACGGCGGCGGATCTGGGTGGGGGTCTGCAACAGCCGGTGGATGGTGAGCAGGTCACCGGCCAGGCTCGGCACCCCGGGCGGGTTAACAGGCATTGTTCAGTGGTCCTCTCGGGGGTTACCAGGCCATCCAGCGGGCGGCGACACCGTCCGCGGCGGTGGTCAGGGCGACGCCGATGACGGCGCGGGCGGCGTTGATGTCGCTGGCGGCGTCCGCGGCGGCGGCGGCGAGCGCCTTGACCTTGCCGGTGGCGCCGGTCTGCAGCTGGTCAGCGGCGGTGATGGAGCCGTCGGCGAGGGTCTCGTGGATCACGCCGCGCGGGTAGAACGGGACACGGCCGCCGGAGGCGGTGTCGGCGGCGGCGACGCCGATCCAGTTCGCGGAGCCCGCGGCGGCAGGGGCGATGGTGCCGGAGCCGGACACGGCGAGCAGTTGGCCGCCGGTGATCGCGGCGGACGCGGTCAGCGTGGCGACGTCGCCGGGCAGGAAGATCGGAAGGTAGTCGGCCACGGTCATGCCTTTCCGGGGACGGTGAACAGGCGGTCGAACGCGGCGTCGCTGGCGGCGGCGGGTTGGTCGCTGCCGGGCTCGCCGATGTCCTCCAACGGCACGAGGCCGGGCGCCAGGGAGGCGAGGACGTCTCGGGTGCCGTCGGGGTCGGCGGCCCACGCCGTCTGCCAGTGCTCGCGGCGGGCGGGCGCGGTCTTGCCCGCCCGGATGGCGTCCTCGATGGCGCGGTCGCGGTCCTCGGTGAGCTGCCGGGTGCGGGCGGCGACCCCCTGGGAGGCCTGCTCGCGCAGCTCGTTCAGCACCGCCTCCTCGATGACGACGGTGCCCTCGGGCAGCGGGGCGGGCGCGGCGGCAACCGGCTCGGTGGGGGTGGTGGGTTCGGCGCGCTCGTTGAGCGCCTCGTCCACAGCGGCGAGGATGGTGGCCTCGTCGGCGTCGGCGCTCAGGCCGAGCCGCTCACGCAGGCCCTCGTCCAGAGTGGGCATGAGCGCCCCTCCTTCGGGTGTGATGGTGGGCCCCGCGGCCGGCTCGACCGGGGGAGACTGGGGTGCCGGGATGACCTCCGGCGCAGGCGGCTCGGGCGACACCACGACGGGCGGAGCGTCCGGGTCCGCAGGGGTGGCCGGGGTCGGCTCCGCAGGCTGGGAAGGCGGCGGAGGCTGCGGGGTGGAGGCTTCCGGCCGGGACTCGCCGCGCGACCTGTACCGGATCACCCGCTCCTCCCCGGCGGAGGCGGCGACCGTGGGGGCGTCGTCGTAGCGGACCACCACCCGCACCGGGTCGCCGAACGACACCGCGTCCTCGCCGTCGCCGTCGCCGATCATCACCGGCACCCGGGAGCGGCTGCCGGTGGCGTCGTCGATCGCGATGATCTGCATCGGGTCCAGCTCGATCGCTTCGATCCAGATGTCCCAGTTGCGGCCGAAATCTGAGCCGTAGAACGCGCGGCGGACGTCTTCGGTGGTGACCCCGGCCGCTATCTGGGGTGCGCGGGGGTTGGGCACGGGATCCTCCCGGGTGGCGTGGACGGTGACAGCGATCGACTCGCCCGAGGAGGGCGGCGGGGTGGAGGCGGCGACCCCGTACAGGGCGGCGACGTCCTGCAAGCTCTGGAGGGTGCCGATGCCGGGGGCGGTGACACCGAGCAGCGCGACCGCGGTGATGACGAATGGGTGGGTGTGCCCCATCTGGCATCGGTGGTCGAACTGGCCCTCAATCGACCGGTCGGGGTAGGCGGAGGCGATGATCGGGCCGAGCCAGCCGGGCATGCCCGCGTAGTCGCCGACGAGGGTGCGGCCGGCTTCGGCGACGGCCATGTTGGCGATGTAGCCGACTGCGGGGAGCCCGTCCCAGCGAATGCCTTGCTCGTCGGGGTCGGGTTCCAGGTGGCCGAGTTTGAGGATGGGGCGGCGGACGGCGGGGCAGTCGAGGGCGGCGACTGCGGAGGCGAAGTCGTTGGTGCTGAACGTCACTGGGCCGGTGGACAGGTTCCAGGTGCCGGTGTGCATCAGCTCCACGTCTGCGACTGTCGCGAGCGGCGGCGGGGTGGGCACGGCGAGGTCCGGCACGGGTCACCTCCGCAAGGCGTTGAGGGGTCAGTTCCAGACAGTGGCGACGATGCCTCGGCAGCGCAGACGTCCGTCGCAGTCGATGTAGCCGCCCGTGATGTAGGTGGCTTTGGCTTCTGCCAGGTCAGCGAACTCCTGGCCGTCGATCTCCACACATTTCGGACAGGTGTTCTGGTCGAGTACTTCGCTGGCGTAGTACGTCGCCTCCGGTGCTACGTCGAGGACGGCGAACCGGCCATCCGACTGCGCCGCCGACAGGGCGCCGCCGAGCTGCTCGCGCAGCCACGCGTCCGACAACCCAGCGAGGTGGTCGGCCACCGCGGCGGCGACGCCCTCCCCCGACGCCTCCGCTGTGGCCCGGCGGATCGCCTCCCGGGCCCCGGCTCCGACGAGCTGGGAGGCGAGCAGGGTGCCGAGCGCGCGGGCGAGGTTGAGCAGGTGGGACTCGTTGACGGGCGGCTGGTCGACGTCCACCCCTTGGGAGGCGGCTTCGGCGACCATCTGGGCGGCTGACTGCTCGGCCACGGCGACCATGGCCGCGCCTAGCAGTTGGATTGCCGCCCCCGGGTCGAGCACCAGGTTGGCGAGGGCGGCGAGGTCTCCGCCGCCGATGATGCCGCGGATCTGTTCGGCCAGATCCTCACGCCAGGCGGCGGACACTCCAGCCCAGTCGGCGAGCAGCCTGCTGAGGGCGTCTGACCAGACGGCTTGGATGGCGTCCGGGTCCATGCCGGAGTCCGCCTCGATGAGCGTCAGTTGCCGGTGCCCGTCGTCCTCCGACCCAGCGGCCCGCACTGACCGGGCCTGCGGTTTCCGGCGGCGAGCCTGCACCGGCGCTGGAGCCGGAGGTGGTGGTGGGGTGGTGCGTTGTGGGAGCCGCCAGGCGGCGCGCACGTACGCTTCCAGGTCCGGGTCTGGGGTGATCGCGCCGGAGGAGATGAGCTGCTCCAGCGCTTGGGCGTTGACGTCGTGGCGGTTACCGACGTCGGTGGCGATGATTTTCGGTGCGGGTTCGTCTTCGCCCCAGTTCAGGTCCACTGAGGGGATGACGGCGCCGAGGGTGGCGGCGTCGGCGATCTCGTCGGCGACGGCCTGGAGGCTGATGAAGAACAGCTCCAGCATCGTGTCGCCCAGCGCGCGGGAGCCGTTGCGGGTTTCGCCGAGGTCGAGCAGCCCCGTCAGCGCGCTGCGGCTCATCTGCTGGTCGAGATAGCGGGTGAACTCCATGGCGTCCGGCACCGACCCGGTCAGGCCGGTGAGCGCCAGTTGGAAGCCCGGCGGCAGGCCGACACCGGCGGTGTCTCCGGCGCGCATGGCGGAGGCGAGCCGCTGCGCCTCGGTGACCTGCCCCGGGGTCGCTCCGGGCGGGGCAGTCACGCTGGGGACGCCCATGCCGAAACGACGAATCGACGTGGCGTGCACCCTCCACAACTCGTGCTTGATCAGCCATGGTCCGTACGCGGGGCGCAGGATGCTGCGGCCCGTCCACGTGGCGCCCTCACGCTCGTGCGCGTACCACAGCAGCCTGTCCGCGGGGATGGGTCCGCCGACGGCGTGCTCCTGGCTGATGGACTTCAGGGTGCCGTCGCGGTTGATGTCGAGGGCGCGGATCGTGTACGGCAGCCGCTCGCCCAGGTTGATCAGCCGGGCTTGACCGTCACGGATTTCGTAGCGGCGTTCGAATGGCATGTGCCCGTACACCAGGCTCAGCAGGGCCAAGCGCAGATGGTCTGCCCACCGCACCCCGCGCCGCCGGGCGGGGCCGGGCATCGTGCCGGCGTCCAGGATGGGCAGGCCGAGGTCGTCGGCGACGAGCTGGGCGACTTCGTCGCGGCAGCCGGTGGGGTCAACCGCCCATGTCGCTCGGCGAATCGGCAGCGTGTAGGCGGCGAGGATCGCGGCCAGCTGCGTGTCGTGGCGCATCCGCGCGTACGTCTGCACCGACGTGGGCCACATGAGATCCGGGATGATCTCCAGCAGGTCGGCGTACAGCATGCCGAACAGGCCGGTGTCCAGGGAACCGATGTCCCGGGTGGGGGCGCTGACCATCACGAACCCCCTGTCAGTAGTTGATGTTCATGAAGTCGACGCCGCCGGATCCGCCGGTCGCCGCCGCATACGCCTGACTGATCACCCCGTCATCCGAACCACCCCGCACGGCCGACAGCGGCGCAGACTCCGCAGGCAGCCAGTGCGCTCCCGCGACCCGGGCGGCATAGGCGACCACGTCGACGCAGTCGTCGTGCGTGCCGTTGGGGAAGGCCAGCAGCTCATCCCGCCAGTCGGCCACCTCTGGCATCCGATCCTGCGGCGGCAGCCACAGTCGCCCGGAGTCCGCGCGCGCGGTCGCCGGCAACGCTCTAGTGATCTTGTCGGCGTCGGCGTGCAACTCCTGCACCGGCACCGCAGCCTGAGCCGCCTCGTACACCAACGTGGTGCCGAACATGCGGGACTCGACGAACACCACATCCGCCGACCAGCGTTCCCGCAACCCCCGAACCGCAGGCCAGTGGCCAGCCGGGTCAAGGCGTTCGCGGATACCGTCGAGCATGACCAGGTCCCCGGCCGGGCCGATCGCCCACACTGCGGCAGCCGTGTAGTCCGCCGACGTTTTCACGCTGGCCGCGAGGTCAACGGTGAGGAACTTCCAGCAGTCGCGCAGGTCCACGATGCGGTCGCCGAGTCGCAGTCGCTGTTCGCCGCCGGACACCCAGTGGCGCAGCCCGGAGCGTTTGAACAGGCCTCCGTCTGCCGGGGCGGGCCGCTGCTGGTAGAGGGCGGCCCACACGTACTCGCCGACGGTGCGGCGGATCCGCCCCCAGTCGCGTTCCCCCCGGGCGGAGATCATCGGTTCGCCGACCTCCCGGCCAAGCGGGTCGTCCGGCGATTCGGCGATAGCGGGGATCTTCACCACCCGCCACGCGGCCGGATCTTCAGCCAGCAGTCGCCCGGCTGGGTCGTCTTCATGCCAGCGGGTGGACACCAGGACCACCTTCGAACCTGGGCCCAACCTCGGGACGGCGACGGCCTGCCAGAAACGCCACGCCCGCTCCCGATACTTCGACGACTGCGCTTCGGCCATGTCCTTGAGCGGGTCATCCCACAGAAGCACGTCGACTGGTTTTCCGGTCAGGGCTCCGGCGACGCCGACGCAGTAGACGCCGCCCTTGTGCCCGTCGATCTGCCAGCGGCCCGCGGCACGGGAGTCGGCGCGCAAGCGGAGGCCGAGGTCGACGGTGTCGTCGTCTCCGTTGAACACCTGGGCGTCGAGCTTGATGTCGGCGCCCCAGCGGCGGGCCATCTCGTCGGCGTAGGAGACGATCGCGATGCGCAAGTCCGGGTTGTTGACGAGAAGCCACTCGGCGAACCGGTGAGAGACCCGCACCGACTTGCCCTCTTGTGGTGGCATGCACACCATGAGGCGGTCGATGTCGCCGTCGGCGAGGGAAACGAGTTCGCGGTCAATCAGGTCCAGGGCGGGGGTTTGGACGGTGGTGGGGTCGAGGGCTTGGGCGAGGGCTCCGGGGGTGGCCCACTGTCGGGTGCGGGGCGCGAACTGGGCGGCGGCGATTTCCCACGCAGACACGACGGTCACGCCAGGACGCCGATCGTCAGCAGCCCGGAGCGGCGCACCGGCTTCCGATCACCCGCTGTGAGTCGAGCCCACACCACGTATTCGCCCGCCTCGAACACATGGGGCGTGCCGGGTCCGATGTGGATGGACGCCCACCCGGTGTCGCCCTCCCAGGTCGCGGCGATGTAGTCGCCGTCGTCAGGCTCCTGCTCGGGCGAGGACCACGGGATGATCGCAATGCCCGCCGGTAGGCCAGCCAGCGGCGCACCCCAGAACACGCGGACATCCTCGTTCGACGTCGCAGGGATGTGCGCCACCTTTACCTCCTCCCGACGTGCGGTGGACCGGCAACCCAGTCCGCTACGGGCGGGCCGGGCACCCAGTTGAGGGCGGGCGCCCCTACTGGCCCCCACGCCAGGGTGGGCGGGCCGACCGCGGCAGGGATGTCGACCTCCACCGCGGCGGAAAAACCGGCAGCGGCCACTGTGAGAGCAGGTAGCTCTGCGACAAGAACCCCTGTCAGGGGTGCGGCCAGGTGGCCGGCTAGTACGGCGGTGAGCGGGGGAAGCCCCACAGCGGCAGGACCTGTAACAGCCAGGAGCCCGACTGTTTCCGTGTCGAGCGGCGGCAGGGCGGCGGCGAGATGCCCGGCGTTGCCTTCGGTTACACCGCTGAAGTCTGCGGCGACGGCGGGGAGTTCGGCTGCGGCTGTGCCGGTGACGGTGAGGTTGCCGGTAGTCGCTGCGGTGAGAGCGGGCAGGGTGGCCGTGGCGGTGGCCGCAGCTTCGATGGCGGCGGTTGTTTCGGCGGTGAGTGGCGGCAGGGCGGCCGCGAGGGGGCCGTCGGAGGAGACCGTGCCGGGGATGGCGGCGGCGAAGGGCGGCAGGGCGGTGGTCGCGCTGCCGGTGATGGTCGCGTCGGCGGTGAGCGACGCGGTCAGGGCGGGGAGGCTGGTGTTGAGTCCGCCGCTCAGAGCGGTTCCAGCGAGTTCCGTTTCGAGAGCGGGCAGGGTTGTGGTGACAGGGCCGCTGGTTTCCGCAGTGGCGGCGAGGGCTGCGGCGAGCTCAGGGAGCTGCCAGGTGGCGGCGCCGTCGCCGGAGATCGCGGTACCGGTCAGAGTGGCGTCGAGTGCGGGGAGTCGCGTGTCGAGGGCGCCGTCGATGGCGGCCGATGCCTCGATGGCGGCGGTGACCGCTGGCAGGTCAGCGGGGAGCTCGCCGTCGGCCCGGATGGTGGCGGTGGCGGCGATAGTCAGGGCTGGGAGTGTGGCGGCGCTGTTGCCAGCTGCTTCGATGTCGGCGGCTGCTGCGACTCCTATGGCGGGGAGTGCAGCGGCCAGGGTGCCCCCGTATGCGGCGCTGGTCAGGCTGGCGGTGAGCGGCGGCAGCTGCATGGCCAAGACGGCGGCGGTGCCAGCTGATCCGGCTGCCGCGGCGTCTGCCTCGGGGAGGGTGGCGGCCAGAGCGGCGGAGGTTGCGGCGTCGCCGGTGAACGCTACGGCGAGGGCGGGCAGGTCGAGGGCTGCAGCGGCTGTGATGCTGGCCGCGCCAGCGGCTTCGGAGCCCAGCGCGGGCAGAGCAGCGGACAAAACGGCGGGCACTGCGACGGCGCCGTCGGCCTCGGCGGCTAGTTCGGGAAGAACCGCGGCGAGGTGCCCGCTGGCGGCAGCCTCAGCGGCGCCGTCGACGCCGACGGGCGGGAGCAGCACATCGAACGAGGCCGCGGCTTCAACGGCGCCATCAAGGTCGCCGGCCAGCGCGGGCAGGATCGCGGCGGCGGATCCGGAAGTGGTGGCCTCACCCGCGGCGGACGCTCCCAGGGCGGGCAGAACCGTCGCAGCGGATCCGGCCGTAGTCATGGAACCAGCCGCGGCTGCGGCCAGGGGAGGCAGCGGCCAGGTGGTCAGGCCCGGAACCAGCAGCAGCCCGCTTGCGGCTGCGCCCACGGTCGGCAGCCCAGCAGCTAGCGTCGCGGTGTTCGCGTCCGGTTCGGCGATCAACGCGAACGCGATGTGCGTCCAGGTGAGCTGGGTGGTGGTGGTGCCGGTTGCCGCCCAGGTGGGTGCGTCCCCTGACCCGGTTCTGGCGGCGACCCCCAGGCCCGGCCGGGGGATCGCGGCTGGGGTCACGTATCCCAGCAGCGGCGACCAGGGTGATCCGGGCAACGTCCACGCCCACGCCGCACCCGACCAGCTGGAGCGCACCACGCCGGCCACGTGGACGGCCAGGTCGCTGGCTTGGACTCCGGCGAGTGCCGGACCGGTCTTCGGTGTGCCGCTGGTCGCCTGGAACGAGCTGGTGCTCACACGGATCGGATCACCAGAGGAGATCACCCCGGTGAACCTCATGATCGACAACGCGGCGTAGTTGCCGAACCCGCCGTTCAACGTGGGCGAATAGCTGCCCGGCTCACTGCTGGCCCGCTTCCAGAACAGTCGGGTCAGGTTGTCCTGCCCAGTGTGCGCGATGCTCGCCAGTGGCGACCATGCCGGAGCCGTCGGGTTGCCGACCATCCGGGCCATCGTGACGGCGAGGACCAGAAAGTCGCCGTTGACTGTGCTGGGGGGGACTGCCACTGACGGCGTGTCGAGGTTGTCTGCTTGCGCCGTGGTAGCCGTCTGGAACTCGACAGGCACGCTCGGCTCGCCCCCGTCCGGGCTACGTGCCCGCGGGCATGGTGATGGTGCCGGAGGTGATCGAGATGGTCACGCCTACGCTGATGGTGGTGGTGTTCAACTCCAGCTGGCCGCCGCCGCCGGTCGCGGTCACCGACCCGTCCATGACGGTCGCACCCGACCCGTCCTTCATTCGGAAATAGCCTGCGGTGCCCGCGTCCGCTCCGGTCGCCGTCAGCGGTGTGTCCGCCAGGGTCGCCACTCCGGAGGTGGCGGAGCCGAACGCGGGATCGGCCAGTGTGATCGTCGCGAGCAGGTCGCCGGAGGCTGTGTCCTGCGCGGAGGCGGGCTGGGAGCCGCTGCGGATCTCGATGGATCCGTCGTCGGCGAGGGCGGCGATCGCGTCGGCGGCGGCGTTGCGGGCGGCGGTTGATAGGCGGGTGGCCATGGTGCTCCCTGGGTGGGGTGAGGTCAGCTGGCGTAGACGGTGCCGGGTTGGAGCACGGGGATTTCGGGGGCGGCGGTGACGCGCACCCACACCTGGTAGAGGATCCCTTTGGTGAGCGGCAGCTGGGTGTCGGGGCCGACGAGGATCGCGGACTTGTTCACGCCGTCCTCGACGATCCACTCTGCGGGCTGCCAGTCGTCGTCCCCCGGGTCTTGGCCTGCCGGGAGCAGCGCCATGTGTACCAGGAAGTCGGGCAGGTCAGCTGATCCGCCGACTCCCGCTTTCACATACTCCTTGGAGATCGCCGGGATGGTGATGGACGGGCCCACCCGTGCACCTCCCCTTCTCGGTCAGGTGATTGGGGGGGTGGAGGACCAGGTGCGGCGTAGCGGCAGCGCGACCGCGTGCCGGTCTTTCACCTCGACCACCGTCAGCGAGTCGACAGCGGTGCCGGTGTCGGCGAGTTCGGGGAAGAGCACTTCGCTGACGGTCAGCTCGTCGACGGCGGCGCCGGTGTCGGCGAGGGGCACGGTCGCGGAGACGGTGAAAGCGTCGGCGGCGGACGCGGTGTCGGCGAGGGGTGCGGCGACTCCGTCCACCATGAGCGCATCGGCGGCGGCGCCGGCGTCGTCGAAGGTGACCGGTTGGCCGTTGAACATCGTGTCCGCGGCGGCGCCGGTGTCGGCGAGGGGCACGGTCGCGGAGACGGTGAAAGCGTCGGCGGCGGACGCGGTGTCGGCGAGGGCGATCTGCCGGGTGACGGTCAGCGTGTCGGTGGCGGACGCGGTGTCGGCGAGCGGCACGGTGGCCGACGTTGAGAGCAGGTCTGAGGCGGCGCCGGTGTCGGTGAGGGAGATGGTGGCGGCGAGGGCGGGGTCTGTGTCGGTGGCGGCGCCGGTGCCGCCGGTCAGGGTTTGGCCGTTGCCGGAGTCGTCGGTCGTGGAGGGGGTCGCGAACCGGTAGTACGCGCGCAGGTTCGAGGTGCGGACCGGCGCGAACTGGGCGGCTTCCGCCTCCATTTCGGCCTGCGACAGGGCTGCGGTCCAGATTTTGAACCCGGCGATCGACCCGTTCCACCACGTGGTGCTGGACGCGCCGACCATCAGGGTGGCGATGTTGACGCTGCTGGTGCCGCTGCTCCAGGTGGTGGTGGAGAAACTTCCGCCCTCAGGCTTCGAAACCCGGCGGCCGGAGGAGCCGTTGATGCTGATGCCGACGAAGTACCAGGTGTTGGTGCTGA